ACATTTACAGGTTTCTATCAATAACATTTACAAAATTTTGTGGGGTGTGGCCATTTTAGTTCTTGGTGAACTTGCAGTAGGGCTTAGAATAGCTATCTGGGGCTAATATGAAGGACTTCTGAGGGAATAAGTATGGCAACTTCTGGATCGGTTGATTTTAATTTAGACATGGCCGAAATCACGGAGGAAGCCTTCGAGAGATGCGGCCTCGAGCTTCGGACGGGTTATGACGCGAAAACGGCTCGTAGGTCGCTTAATCTTTTGTTTGCGGATTGGGCCAATCGAGGTCTTAATCTTTGGACAATTGACCAGATCACGCAAACAGTAGCCCAGTTATCCACCTCCTCTGCCGTTGCTACCTATCCCCTGGGCATCATTACCTTAACGGTGGGCGCCTCTGGTAGTTTTAGCGTGGGGGAGACCATTACCGGGGGCACCAGCGGTGTTACCGCGGAAATAATCACGCTTCCCTCCGGTACTACCATGACCATCACGGTGCCTAGTGGCACTTTTACGGCAACAGAGACCATTACAGGTTCCTCGAGTGCCGCCACTACCACTGTGTCGTCCGTTCCCAGTTTGGCTGACGTTCAGGCAGCAGGGGACATCTTGGAAATGGTTGTTCGACGTGACAGCGAAGACATTACCATGTCTCGGATTAGCCGTTCTCAATATCTCACGACCCCCAAGAAAACGACCCAGGGACGACCTACTCAATTTTATGTAGATCGACAAATAACGCCCACTATCACAATATGGCCGGTGCCTGAAAATTCCACAGATTCCTTGATTTATTATCGAATCAAGCGGATCCAAGACGCCGATGCGAGTGTGGATACTGCCGATATACCCTTTAGATTCTTACCGTGCCTGGTGGCAGGATTGGCGTATCAAATTGCAATGAAGAAATCGCCACAACGAGTGCAGATTTTAAAAATGGCGTATGAAGAAGAATTTGAACGTGCTGCTTCCCAGGACATCGACCATGGGGTGCCTTTACGTTTGGTTCCAACTTATCAGTCTTTAAGAGTTTGAAATGGCCCGTTATGCAAGTGGAAAACGTGCTCTTGGGATCTCAGACCGATCTGGGAGGGCCTATCATTTAAAGAACATGGTCCGTGAGTGGAACGATCTTTTGGTGGGAAAGGATGAATACGAGCCTAAACAGCCTCAATTAACTCCCTCCAAATCTAGTCCAGACCCGCAAGCGTTACGGATAAGTCGTCCTGACAGGACGGAACCTCCCGTATCGGTCTTATTACCGTTTAACTCATTTAAGTCCGGTTCCAGTGGGTCGGCAACCATTACTGTTACGGAACCTGGCCATGGCCGAAGTACTGGGGATACGGTGCGATTTAGGGACGTAGAGGCTTTTGATGGATTTACAGAAACTGTTATAGAAGGGGCTAGTGGTTACAGCATCACGAAAGTGAATGATAACAGTTATACTTTTTCCGCCAGCAGCGGGACTGCAACCACCGGAAGTGTCTTAGGTGGTGGAGGTTTTTCTTCAGCTGGTCCAGTTACAGTGAGTTCGTAATATGGCATTTACATTTACCACTTTAAAAACGGCAATTCAGGACTACACGCAAAACACTGAGACCACTTTTACGGATCAGTTGACGCGGTTTATCCTAAATTCTGAAGAACGTATTTTAAAAGAGTGTCAGCTGGATGTTTTTCGTAAAAATGTTCAGGGAACAGTCACCTCTTCCAATCGGTTTTTGACTAAGCCAACAGATTTTCTTGCACCTTTTTCATTAAGCGTTATTAACAGTTCCAAGAATGAGTTTCTGTTGTACAAGCATGTGACTTTTGCCCAGGACTATAACCCTAATACAAGTACCACAGGCACCCCCCTTTACTATTCCGATTTTGACGATACGACTTTTTTGTTGGCTCCTACGCCTGATTCCGGGTACACCATGGAACTTCATTATTTTTATAGACCTCAGTCGATTACAGAGTCGTCTGATGGTACAAGTTGGATTGGGACCAATGCAGAACTGGCTCTCTTATATGGTGCTTTGGTGGAAGCCTATACCTTTATGAAAGGTGAACCGGATTTATTAGGCTTGTATAATTCTAGGTTCCAGGAGTCTCTGCAATGGCTTAAGAACCTTGCAGAAGGTGAGAATTCCCGAGACCAGTATCGTTATGACAGTCTAAGAAGAGATGTGGCCTAAATGCTCAATATGAATGGCGCTGTTGAACCTGTCACAGTTATTACAACTGAAAACAGAGGTATGAATGCTGAAGAATGGGCAGAAGCAGCAGTACGACGAATTGTATCTGTGTCTATGAATTCTCCGATGCCTATACGTGAACAAGCTCTCGCATTTCGTGGGAACGTTAAAAATATCCTCGTTCATTACTTCAAAAAAGTAGCTCGAAGTGAAAGAACAACTGTAAGAGCTATTTTGGAAAAAGAAGGATATTTTGAATTAGCTAAACATATTGAGGATATTTAGCATGGCTATAGCTCAGGCAATGTGTACTAGTTTCAAGAAAGAGTTACTTGAAGCGAAACATGATTTTTCACTTAGTGGTGGGAACACCTTTAAAATAGCGTTATATACATCAAGTGCTAGTTTGGCTGCTTCTACAACAGCTTATACAACAAGCAATGAGGTTGCCAGCTCTGGCAACTATTCAGCTAAAGGAAACACGCTTACTAACGTAGATCCTTCAAGCAGCGGCACTACTGCACTTACTGATTTTGCAGATACTACGTGGGCATCCAGTACAATCACGGCTCGTGGTGCGATGATTTTTAATGACAGCGCCGGCGGGGATCCCTCTGTTGTAATTTTGGATTTTGGTGCTGATAAATCATCCAGCGCGGGGGATTTTACGATTACATTTCCTACTGCTGATGCGAGTGATGCGATTATAAGGATTGCTTAATGGCAGCAATTACAGGCTGGGGACGCAGTACCTGGGGTTCAGGAACCTGGGGTGAGGGGTCTCCTGTTTCGGTTACGGGCGTTGCAGGCACAGGTTCTGTAGGCACTGTTACGGCTACCGGAGATGCTAATGTAACGGTTACGGGCGTTGCGGGTACAGGCTCTGTAGGCACTGTTACTGCTACTGGGGATTCTAATGTAACGGTTACAGGTGTTTCTGCGTCTGGTGGGGTAGGATCAGTTCTTGTTTGGGGCATTATAGATGACTCTCAAACACCTAGTTGGAGTGCTATTAACGACTCACAGTCTGCCTCTTGGTCAGAAATAGATGATTCCCAGACGCCTGATTGGTTAGACATAGCAGCATAAAGGTAACTTAGATATGGCAAGTACATACACAACTAATCAGGGCCTCGAAAAACCGGCAACGGGGGACCGTTCTGGAACGTGGGGAACCATGACGAACACCAACATGGACATGTTGGACAGAGCTATCTCAGGAGTGGGCGCACTCAGTCTGACAGGCACAACTACTACATTAACCACGTCAGATGGCTCCGCTTCAGACGGGAACTATAAAGTTCTGATTTTGGGTGGAAGCCCAAGTGGTACTAACACTATTACGTTAAGCCCCAATGATGCGGATAAATTGTATTTTGTAGTTAATGCCAGCGGCGAAAGCGTAATTTTTACGCAAGGCTCTGGTGCGAATGTCACGATTGCCAATGGTGCGGCTGACATCATCTACGCGGATGGTGCAGGAGCTGGCGCGGCCGTTTCGAGTTATTTGGCTAACGACTTTGTTTTTAAGACGGGCGATGGCGTAATTCTGAACCTTCAGACTTCTGATACGACCGTTACTGCTTCAAGTGTTTTGGGCCGTTTGAATTTTACCGCTCCCAATGAAGGCTCCGGTACAGACGCCATTTTATTAGCCGCATCCATCGCCGCTATTTCAGAAGGCACTTTTGCAGCAAACAACAATGCCACCAAATTGTCTTTTATGACGGGTGCTTCAGAAGCGGCGAGTGAAAAAATGTCGCTGTCTTCCGGCGGTAATTTAACGCTACCAACAGATGGAGTAGTTATTGCCACCGGGGCAGATTCCGACGTCCTGCTCACTCATGTGGCGGACACTGGTCTGACTATGTCTGTCACCGGAAACAATGTTGCCCAATTATCAGTGACTACAGATAAGGATACCGCCGCTGTCGGGCCGGTTTTTAATTTAACAAGATATTCTGCAAGCCCCGCAGATGCCGATGGCGGCGGAATCATCCAGTTCGTGATGGAGAACGACAACAATCAACTGTGGACTGCTGCTCAAATCTATTCAGTAGCAACCGACGTTACTGATACAGAAGAAGACGGTAAGCTCGTCATAAATACGATGAAAGCGGGCACTTCCACTACTGCGTTAACGATTTCGGACACCGGCATTCAAGTTCCAGACGGCGGCAATGTAGGGTCTGTAACGAGTCCGACCGCTATCGATATTCTCGGCACTGGCGAAATTGGAATAGGCATTGCGGGAAACGCAAGCCACCAGACATACATCTACGACAACACGACAGGTCGTACCGGCCTTCGGGTGCAGTTAGATAATGCTAGCAGCACGAATACCGGCATATATGCCACGACTGATGGTGCCGGTATCGCTGTGTACGGTAGCTGCGCCGGAGCGCATTGGGGAGTGTATGGACTGAGCGCCGCGCATTATGGGGTTTACGGAAAAACGCAATCTGCGAGTCACGGCGGGGTGTTCGGCATTAGCGCAGACTCGTCCGAGTACGCGATTTTGGGATACCAAGATACTTATGGTGTTTGGACGACAAGTCTGACATCAGGTGCCACGAAAAGTTTTCAAATTCCGCACGGACTTCGAGAAGGGTACGATTTAGTACACTCAAGTATCGAAGGACCGCTCGTTGACCTAATTTATAGGGGGTCCGTCGATCTCGTAGAGGGAAGAGCCGAAATTTCTATCGACACGAAATTTGGATTCACTCCCGGAACTTTTGAATGGCTTACAAAAAATCCGCAAACATTTACATCGAATGAAACCGGTTGGGACGCGGTTAAAAGTAGTTTTTCCGGCGACACCATCACCATCGAGTGTCAAAACACATCATCGACCGACACAATCAGTTGGATGGTTGTTGCCGAACGCGACGATCCCAACATCAGAGCAACGAGCAAAACGGATTCCAATGGTCATCTAATTGTTGAGTGTCCAAGCGTCGAGCCGCCGCCACCACCACCGCCACCAGAGGATTAATTATGAAATGGATCATTGACAGATTTAAAGAACCTTCGAGCTACGCCGCTGCTGGAGCCGTCGTCATGGGCATCGGTATGCTGACAGGGCAGAATTGGCTAATCCTGCTTGGAATTGTTGGCGGTGTAGTGGGTTTCATCCTGAAAGAAAAAGGCGTGATTTAATGCTTTCGGATAGCAGCATGTCAGGGCCACGTGAATTCTGAATAGAATGCCTTTAACTAAACTACAATTTCGTCCCGGCATTAATCGAGAAATTACTTCCTACAGTAATGAAGGGGGCTGGTATGACTGCGACATGGTTCGTTTCAGATACGGCGTACCTGAAAAGATAGGGGGCTGGCAACAGGATTCTTCCTCCACTTTTTTAGGCACCTGCCGTGCGCTTCATACTTATGTTTCCTTAGCGGGTAGTGTTTATACCGGCGTAGGCACCAACCTAAAATATTACATTTATTTGGGTGGCGCGTTCGCGGATGTTACGCCGTTGCGTTCGACTACGTCTGCGGGGGATGTGACCTTTGCTCGTGTTGGCGTTGGGGATGCAACGCTTACGGTTACGGATACAAACCACGGTGCGGTAGCAAATGACTTTGTTACTTATTCCGGGGCAGCTAGTTTAGGTGAAAACATTATTGCGGCGGTTTTAAATCAGGAATATCAAATTGCCACCGTTACAGATGCCAGTACTTACACCATTGAGGCGAAGGATACCGATGGAGATGCGGTATTAGCTGCCAGTGGTGACTCCGGTAACGGAGGGAGTTCAACCGTAGGAAAATATCAAATAAACACAGGACTGGACTCTACCGTTTTTGGTACAGGCTGGGGTACGAGTACGTGGGGCCGTGGTACGTGGGGATCGAGCAGTACCCTCACGGTGTCCGACACGTTGCGACTATGGTCCCATGATAATTTTGGTGAGGACTTAATATTTAATGTTCGTGACGGAGGTATCTATTATTGGGACACAAGCG